TGTTCTTCCTCAAAATATTGCATAAACCAGTCGTAAGATACATCTGTTTCATATTTCAAAAACTGTCTAAATATATCCTCACGACTATCTTTATCAAAGAGTATGTCCGTAAGTCGTTTGGGTGCTTTATAAACTTCGTCGATGCCTAGTATGCGATGTATCTCATCGATCTTAATCATGTTACCCTCCGTTATTCGTTAAATCAGCAATCCGCTTTGTCTGTCTAGCTCTATCCGTCTAATAAACTGCATCGCTTCACCTTTTGTTACAAACTCATGCTCCTGAAACAGGTTTTTGTCATAAACCATGTAAGTCGCTGTAATGCCTTTGTTGTAAACTCTCACAACGTGTTTTTTAGTAGTAGTCATGTGTCTCCAATTCATCAAGATAGCCTTGATTGACATAGTATGAGCCAATCAAAATAGCGTCTGCTTCGTCGTCTTTGACCGATTTATTAAATTCTTGCTCCACTTTTATTTTTGACTGTAATTTCATGGACTTCTTGCTTCGGTCTTTGTAGCTAAACTTCCAATACTTACGCCACGTTGATACATTGATAAACACGACGTTATCAGCTATTAATCTTCCTAAGATAATTCCTGTAACAATACCGATTTTAAGCATGGATTGCTGGTTAGGTCCCATAACTGAATTTTTTTCGACTGCGATTGTACTAAAATAGCAATCGTATTTTTTTAATGCTCGTGACTGGATTAGCCTTAATTGACTAGCCATATAGCGGCCGCGCTCAAAGTAGGATTTACTCTTATGTTTTAAGACACCACTCTGGATAAGGTCTGAGCCTTTAAATAAGGCCCACCCTGTTCCAGATGTTGAGATGTCTAACGATAAAACTAGATTGCTCATTCAAGCACCCCGCGAATGCCAAGGGTTTCAAAGATATTTCTCTTATTATCTTCGATAAACGAGAATACTTTTATGATTTCATCTGTGTCTTTCTTATGCTCTTTAGCAAAATATGAAGATGTTAGATTGATTTTAGTTTTGGGTTTAGCTTCAAGAATGAGGTCGTAGGCTGTTTCGAATAACTCTCCATCTTCATCAAGTGACGGTTCGTCGTCAATCTTTTTAAAATCACTAATAAAATCCCATTGCATAGTCAAACTGCCAGAGATGGCAAAGATTCGGTTTACTCTATCTAAAATTAGTGCTGTTCCTGTTCCTGTAATTTTGATTTGTTCCATATTTTTCACCTTTTTAAAATCCACACTCGCCCTAAAATTGTGTGTGAGCATTGGCAAGGACGAGTGTAGCAATTTTTTATATCATCAATCCTGTTAACTTGACGATATTCCAACTTTCCTTTTTCACTCGGAAAATATTGATACTGCAAAGGCTGAGCTTCACTTTGCAATAGGTTGTTAAAAAACTATTTTTTATTTACCATCCGCACCGCCGAGCCAATTCAGCTTGAGTAAGAGGCTCTATATTTTGATAACCGCTGACTTGATAATTTTTTTTAAAATCAAAACCTAGCTGAGTTAGACCGGTCTTGAAACGGTCTTTTTCAGCCGTATCTTCAAAGTACACCTCAAGTGTCATTTTTTGATTGTACTTTTTAAACTCGTTTTCAGCTCCTGTGAGCGTTTCTTGGTTGTTTTGGGATAATTGCCAACCATCCAAGATTTCGCCTGTTTCCTTGTCGATTTGTGGTATTTCTGCTGATTTCTGAGCCTGTTCTTGTTCTTTAGTTTGCTGAGCTGCTAAAAGTTGCTCTCTTTCCTCCTCGGCTTTTCGCATTTCCTGCTTTTGCTTTTCAGCGAGATAATCAGCTTTAATCTGACCTAGCACCTCTACAAGCGTCATCTCTTTTAGCATACGGATGTAAGGTTGGTCAGTCATACCATACTCAGCACATTGTCCTGAGATGGTAGCTTTTGCTTTTTCGACCTCTTGCTCCTTTTGATATTCAAAGGTAACCAAGTCCTCAAGAGATTTCATGGTGACTTTTTTGAGGGTTACACCGTCCGCCATAAAATTGCCAGCTTTGGTGTACTCCATAGCTTTTTCGTCAAAAATACGGGGGTCAAGCATATACTCGGATGCCTTATTAGACAAGTAGCTCTTTACTGTATCTAATCGCAGCGCTTTTTGATGGTCTTCGAATTCTTTGACATCAGTTGCAATCTTGTCAATCGTGTCATCTAGTGGCTTGCTTGCCTGTTTGATATATCCATCAATGTCGTCAGCAGGCTTTGAGAGTTCCTTTTTTACTTTGATACGCTCATCAGACAACTGTTTTTTGAGCTTGCGTAGATCAGCTAGGACTTGCTTGTCATCTTTGATAGTTCCAGCTGTGACTGCATAATTTTGGTATTTTGCCACAACTTCGTTGATGTTTTGTTCAAATTTTTCACGATCAATAATTTCAACTTGTGCCTGTGTGACTTTTAATTGTAATTCTTGCATGGTTTCCTCCTAATACTCCAGTTCTCCATCAAGTAGTTCTCCTTGTACTGGATCATCAGTATGTTCAGACACTTCATCAACGGGATAGCTAGTGTCTGCTTTTTGAGTTTGTTTCTGAGTCTGTTCTTGCTTGTACTGCTCAATCTGTGCCATCTTCCGTGCTCTGACTTCTTCCTGTGTTTCCTGAGGAGTCACATCTTTAATAGCATCAAAAGTATCGCCACCGTCAATATCGGTGTACATATTACCGAGTTCATCAGGAAAAGCCTCTCTAAGTGTCTGAACAAGTGCTGTTTTTCTAATCATTGTTCCTGGCATTGATTTCCAAGTACTTCGTGGATTACCATATTTGTCAAGTTTGACATATTCGTTAAAGTCAACAGTAACTTTGTATCGATGTGAGCGGTCTTTGCGGTAAACAATGGCCCATCCACCTATCAAAACATCATCAGGTAGTTTTAGAGAGCCCTCAATTTCAACCATCTCACCATTTCTCATAACAGTAATGCCAGCCTCGAATCCATCATATCCTTCACAACGTTCAGCACGTTTCATAAATGCCTCTTTAGATACAATCAAACTGAAATCTGTGCCGCTATTATTTTTATAGGCCACAATATAAACTTCGTTTGCAAATGGATTAAGGTTGCGCCCCTTACACAAAGCCAGAGCTTGCCCTACTTGTTTTTCGCTAAGCAAGTTCTGAGGATCAAAATATTTTTTAATATCAGCTCCTGTCAGCAAAGTTGGATCAGTTGTGATATCACGTTTAACTTGTTGTGTTGATAATTGATTTGCCATCTCTATTCACCTCCAAAAACCTGCTCAAACATTCCGTTTACCATACTTTTAACTTTTTGCTCTTTTGTTAACTCTGGAACATCCTCGCCATCAATAAATTTTAGGTCATATGATGCTTCGATAACTACAACATCACACCCAAGCGTTTCTGCCAAATTATCAATTTTTTCTTTTTGTATGTTGTAAGCTTCTTCTGGTAAAAATGATGCCAGTTGAATGCTATCTGTAAGTTCCACATTATAAGCAAGTACATCTTTTTTGTTTTTGAAACTCTTTAAAAAACTTCCGTCTTCAGTGTTTCTTAGCACTACAATTTTTTCTTTGATGTTCATTTCATTTCCTCTTTTTGTGTTTTAGTTGCTCTCCCAGTCTTCACTAAATTTAAAATCATTGGATTTGCTCACATAATCCCTCGACTGCAGCATGTATATCTGTCTGACCTGCGCCAAGGTAGGTGAATCCCGCTGCCAAAAAGACTTCTCGCGAAGTTAAAACTCCACCGAGTTCATCAACTGCCTGGTCAAGGTATATGCTAAACGTTTCAAGTTCTTGTTTAGCTCTGATTTTTGCTTTTTCTGCTTGTTCTGGTGTCATATTTCCTCCTAAATCGCATATTTCTTACGCAATTGCCGCAATAGTGTCACGTACCGTGCTTTATCAACTAGTCCAAAATCAAGCAATCTCTCACGCTCTTGATGACTTGCTCGGTACCAGATAAGCGTTTCTCTATGTTGTTTTGTCATAACGCATTCTCCTGTTTATATCGCTCTATTCTCAACCGGTCTGCTTCTGCTGTTGTCATACCAGTTCCAAAAGCGTATAGGTTTATCCAATTAAAAATTGGCTTAACTCCATTTTTTTCGATTCCTTCGGCGCAGT